GGGGCCAAGTGTTTAATGAAGGTTTATATCCGTTGGCAGAGGGTAATAAATCTGAATTTGTTATACCAACAGATTATGCTAAACACGATCGTGCCGTTCAATTACTGCATGAAGCTAAGAATGCAGTTGTTGGTTCAGATTCATCATCTAGTGCAATCGACGCATTGAATGCCAAACTTGATACTATGCTGACAATGTTTGCGCAACTGCTTAATTTGAACGCTGCGCAGGTTACCGCAATTAAAGCAGGTTCATTTGACAAGTCTCAATTGTATAAGCAACAGGGATATGATCAAGCGCTGGCAGATTCACAGTCATTTTAGGAGGTGATGGTTATTTCAGAACCGTGGATGAAGATTAAGGTTGGTGATGCAGACGAAATCGATGTTTCATCGATTACTAGTGATCTCGAATTTTTAGGAGAGGATAGTAGTCCGACCATCACCAATAATTATGAAGACAACAGTGGGTCAGATGGTAGTGCTTTTACATTTGCCACCTTTAATAAAAACGTTGTTACAGCCAACTTTGATTTGCATTTTGGTAATTATGTTGATTATAAGCTGGCGAAACACGATATTTACAGCCTTTTCATGAACAAACAGCTCATGAGAATTCGGACGGATGCAGAGCCAGACTTGGTTAAGTATGTAAGAGCTGCAGCATTTGATATAAAACCATTTGCTGACGGAGCGCATGATGCTCCGTTTTCAATTCCTTTTGAAAATCCAAGTGGATACAAATACTCGCTTATGAGGAGCGATGAACTAAATGCATTCATGTCGGACGGTGTTCAATTTGGTATGAATATTCCAAGTGGTGATGAAATCAGATATAGGTTTACGACTACGAGCTTCAAGCTATTTAATGCTAGTGACATGGTGATTGATCCATACTTTCAGCGGCATGATTTGAAAGTAATTATTAACTTCACTGGTAGCAGTCTTCGCTTGGTTAACCAGAATAATGGAAGTGAGTGGCAATATAACCAATCAAGCAATGGAAAGGAAACAATCGTTTTGGATGGTATAAATACGTCTCTAAACGGCAATCCGGCTAGTGCTAATACCGATTATGGGAATTTGACACTGGAAAAGGGTTGGAACTCGATTGTTGCAACGGGCGCAACGGCAATCGACATCACATTTAGTTTTCCGTTTATTTATATTGGTTAATAAATTAATTGTAAAAGGACTGAATAGCGCCTATTCGGAGCCTTTACGCAGTTTGTTATTCAATACGTTTTATTTACAACCAACTGTCAATGACTCATATCAATTGCAGTTTACAGCATATGATGATGGTTCAGTTGCCTTCAATTTGTTGACTGTCGAGGCTAGTGTAATCTGGGATGGTCAAGAATTTATCATAAAGCAAATTGTTCCCGACTATTCGAATGGATTAACAACCATCCAAGTGACTGCAACTCATGTTGGTTATGATGTTAGTCGTATTTTTCAACGTGAGGTAAAAACCGGTACACTAACTTATAGCGTTAATGATGTATTGGCCTTTTTTCTTAGTGGCAATACGCATGGTTTCACATGGCAAGTGATTGGTAACTTTAATAAGCAGCAGATCACGGATTTAGGCAATTGCTCTGGCAAGGATATGTTATCAAAAATCATTGAAACTTGGCCGGATGCTATCTTTTGGCCAGATAATCGTAATATTCGTATTTATCAGCATGATACCCTAGCTCAGAGTTTTGGTCATCGAATCGACTACTTGAATAACACGAAAGAGGTCAAATTAACTTATGATTCGACAACAATTATCAATAAGTTGCGATGTGTAAGTGTGGAAGTAGATGGGAGTGAGAGTAGTGCCCCTATCTATTACTTTTCACCGTTTTATGTAACCGATGATGAGTCAGTTAAGCAATTTGGGGAACATGATGGTGGCGATGTCTCAGATGATCGGTATCATGATGTAAATTCAATGAAGTCGTATGGTCAGTCACAACTGGTACCAAGTCCAAGCCTATCAATTGATATTACAAATAACGAAAATGACCGGCCGACTTTGGAAGAAATTGTCAGGTTAGAGATACGGCCATTTGGATATGTAACCGATGTTGAAGTCGTGTCATATACTTACTATCCACTTGATCGGTCACAACCAACTCAGGTGACACTGAACAATAGATCTAAAACTATACTTGATTATCGAACTGCATCTAATAATGCGTTACAAAAATCAGTCGCTACGAATGGCAACTATATTCAACAGACCGTGAGAAGCTTGAAAACTGAAATCGGTAGCAAGATTTCATTTAGACAGGTAGGTGGTGGCTAGTGTCAAATTTACCATATGGTTATATTCAAAATGAGCATGGTGAAGATGCTTATCCAATTACAAATTGGTATCATATTGACGATAAGCCAAATGTTGCAACAAAGGAATATGTTGATAATGCAGATTCTGAAATTAGTAGCAGTATGGACAGTAACCAAGCCAGTACAGATAGCAGGTTAAGTGAAGCTGATAGTAGTGCTACGTTAGCTGTTTCGGTTGCAAAATCCGCATTAGGGAGTGTCAACGGAGCAGTAAATGACGTTTCCGAGATAAAAAGCCAAGTAAGCGATGCATACTCTCAAGCTAGTCAAAGCTCCAGTCAGTCTAGTCTTGCCATTGCACAAGCTAGTCAAGCAGTTATAGATGCCAATACTCATGCGGATACTGTTGGAAGCGATACGTTGAGTAAAGCAAATAGTCATGCGGACACTGTTGGAACTAATACCTTAAATCAGGCCAATGCCTATACAGACGGTATTAAGGAAACAACTATGTTTCCAGTAATTACAAATCGTGAAGGTAATCTCAGCCCCATTAATTCTTATTGGACGATGCGTAAATTAGTAGTAAATGAGGTACAGCTTGACAGTTCAGTTGGTTACTTAGACGTGCTGTTGACTGCATCAAGTACAGTTTACCAATCGGCAGACACTCCTTGGACTATTGCATCCGTTAGTGGTTTGAAAGGTAAACCTAATGTGATTACTGGGGAGAACGGTTTATATGGAACAACGAATGATAAGGGTAATGTTGGTAATGCGTACATTACAAGCTTTTCGGGCGGTACTATGGTTTTAGGAATCGATTACAAGGTTGCCGTCAGTGCAAATGCCATGCGAATGTTAAACATGAGAATACCACTAAGTTACTAGGAGGTGCGATATTGGGTAAATTAGTTACAGACGAATTACCGTTGGAAATGAATCGGGACTTTAGAAACGACTTAGTTGATAATTTTAAAAAGCTCGATCCGCTTGTGAGTGACGGCAAGATTGCGGCTGGTCCAGCAAATATTATTAGAATCGTTGAAATTCTAAAAAAATATGATGTTCCAATTGGAGTCGATGCAGGCGGTAATGTCGTAGATTTAGGTGAGGAGGAAGGATAAAAGTGGCAATTACTACTATTAAGTTAGATACGTATAAGCAGAAGATTGTGTCGGGTGACGCATTTGACATCAGTGATAGCTTTAATGGGCGTGTCGGTGACGAACAAGTACCACTCGAAGCCCACTTATATGAGCGTGGTTTACCACAGCAATTTGGTGATACACTAGTGCCCTTTATGACTGGTTTTGTGGGCGAAAGATTAGATGATAATGATCAAGTGACAGCGGCAACGGGCGAAGCGGTAAGTTATGTTGGAACTCGTGCGGATGTCATCGGACTAGGTAAAGTCAAAATGAGTCTTCCAGGGACAATGTTCCCACAGGAAGGCTATTTTTATGGCTTTTTTGGGTTGGAAACACCGGATCACTCACAACGGGTTTCGACTTTTAATGTCTGGTTTCATGTGTATGGTGGAAACCCCGACATGTTTGTCAACAAGGCTCCGTTTAGAACGGAGCTCCAAAAAATTATGGATGAGGGTGAACAACTCAATCAAGATAATGATGGCAAGTTCCAAACTAAATTGGCGGATTGGCAAAAGCAGGTTACTGATTTAATTACAAGTTCTAACACTGATTTTGCTAAATTTCAGCAAACTATGGATAATTTGCGGTCTTCGCTTGATTTGATTAAAGACCAAATCGCAAGTAATTCTGTGGTTACGAAACCAGATTTAGAAACACAGTTGGCAACTGAACGACAAACAACGGATAAGGCAGTTAGTGATGCTACTACGACTGCTAACAATCATGCGGATAGTGTTGGGACAGATACACTTACTCAAGCAAACAATCATGCAGATAGCGTTGAAAGTGACACGCTCACCAAAGCGAATAGCCATGCGGATGGCGTGGGAAGTAGCACTTTAAACCAAGCCAATGCCTATGCAGATAATGCCGTTAGCAATGCAGTTTATTCTGAGTTTGGCAGTGGTGCTTTTGATTGTAGTGGGCACTTCTATGGTCATGGGACGACAACTGGCTCTAATCAAGTAAATTGGACGCGAGCAGGTAAACAATTGACTCTTATGGGGGCTTTGACACCAATCAATACAATCCCTGCTGGTGGAAAGGACACCGCGTTTACTGTTCCTCAAAGTTTTGGCTTGGTAAGAGGAGCTAATTTTGCCATCGAACAAGGGACAGGTAATGCGATTTTTCAGCTTACAGTGAGTGAAGGTGGCGATGCCGTGATTG